TAAACATATAATGAATAAAATATAACTGCCGATCACGCGATGGTGTAGATAATCAGATACCAAAACACTATTACCACAATGGCTAATACGGCCCAAAATACCTTTATCTCCTTGTTGTCATCTTCCATAATGGGGTAACTTTATGGCAATGATAAACATAAATTCATATAATTTTACACTACATTTGTATAAAAATCACCCCTTTATGGATCACCTTAAGAAAGCAATGAGCATGAAGACTGGCAGGGTTGCCATGCTTCCGCCTCAGATTTATACCAATCCTGTGCGGATGGCATCAGGTGGATGGGTTCTGATTGAACAGCCACAGGTAGATATTAAGAAGGTCGATGAGAATACATTCGTAATAGTTCAGAACAATACAACGGCACCGGCTGAGTCGTTTTTAGATACCTTTACATCGGAGGAACCGGCCGCCGAAGCACCAAAGAAAAAGGCTCGGAAAACTAAATCAACAGATAATGATAGACCTGAAGCAGCTGAATGAGTTTGCTGGAATCGAAGCGGAAAACTTCGACCAGTTTAAAGAGCAATTCCAACAGAAGTTCGTTCTTAAGGAGAACGTAGTAAAAGACCCTGACCTCACTAGCCAAATCACTGGCAAGGTTATGGGCAGCCAAATGACCAAGATTCGCCAAATGTTCAAGGAGGAAGGCGTTGAGTTCAGCGATGAGGAAACCAAAACCATTAAGAAAAACGAGGAGCTGTTCAACCTTGGACTTAGCAAGGTCAAGGGCAACCTATTAAACCAATTGGAAGATGTCAAAAAATCCGCTTCGGTCGGGTCAGACCAACGCCTACAGGAGTACGAGGCTAGGATCGCGAAAATTGAAAAAGAAAAAAACGATATTAAGTCAGCTTGGAAAAGCACTGGCGAAGAATTTGAAAAGTATAAGACCGAAGTAAGCAACACCATTAAGCAGAAGGAAATCGACTTCAGGTTATCCAAGGCCAAGGAATCCCTTAAGCTTCGTGCCAAGATCAACGAGGCAGAACGTGCAGGCTTCGAGGCTATCCTCAAGAACCGTCTTAAGTTCGACCTTGATGACAACGGTCAACTAGTTACGATGAACGCCAACGGTGAACGCATCAAGTCAAAGGTGAAGGCTGGAGACTTCATGCCTGCCGATGAGGCCATTCAAGAGATAGTCAACGAGCTTGGACTTGGCGAGACCAATCCCCATGCAGGTAAGCCTGCTCCACAAGCCCCTGCCATGTTCGGCATGAACAACCGAACACCACGACCCATGCCAGCGGCTCAACCGCCTGCGATGGCTACAGGAAAGCGCATCCATCCACGCGCTGCGAAATAAGCTGTTTGTTTGTCTTGTTTGAGAAGGCCGCTGATTATCGCGGCTTTTTTATTATATTTGCATTCGGTGCGTGCCACTGCAATAGTGTGGATTCTTTGTGCAAGCCACTGCAATACCAGGGCAAACTCAAATAATTCTAAATTCTAAATCCATACTAAACCATGTCATGTTCATCAACTCTGCTCGCTTGCCCCGATGTGCAGCTTGAGCTTAACAGCTACTTCACTACTTGTAACGTAGCTACCCTTGGTCGCGACTCTGCCTTCTTAGGCATGTTGACCTCACCAGAAAACGTATCAGGTATCAACCAGGTTGTAAACCCAGGTGGTGCCAAAACCCGCACCGTTATCCTTCGCTACGATTCAGGTATTCCTGTTGCTAACGTAGAAGAAGTGACCGAGTGTAACTTGGACTGCGCCGCTACCAACCAAGGTGGTGACAACTCCGCTGAATACTCAATGGATATCTGCCAAAAGGTAAAATACGGTGAGTCTTACTCCGTATATGATTTGGCTAACATCTGCCGTTCCAACCAAGACTTTATCGCTGCCCGCCTGAACGCTATGGCCGGTGCCATCGAGCAGAAGATTGCTGAGAAAACCGCTCAAGAAGCAGTTGCTTTGGTAGGCAAATGGGCTTCCGATGTTTCCAACGTAACTGGAGACGTGAAGCAAGTAGCCACTAAGAATGGAACTGCATTGAACCCTTACTTCTTGCCTGAGATCGACTTGGCCGCCAAGCAAACTGGCTACTGCGCTCCTATCGGTATCTTCGGTGGTTCTGAACTTTACCTTTCAACTGACTTGTTGAACGTAGGTTGCTGCGGTACCGATGGAATGGACCTTATGGGTATCATGGGTCGCTATGGCAAAGTAGTTGCCTGGGATCCTTACATCGTTGACGCTTTCAGCTCTAACAACATCTCCTTGATGACTCAGTTGGGTGCCATGCAGATGCTTGTTTACACCGTAGGAACTGAGGCTTCTTTCAGCCCTCTTGCTTCCGGTGCTTCCAGCAACTTCGAAATCATCCCATTGTCTACTCCACGTTACGGCATTCCTGTTGACTTGGTAGTATCTAACAACTGCGGACAGATCTCCATGACCATGCAGACTTCAACCAAGCTTGTTGCTTTGCCAACTGACTTGATCTGCTCTGGTGCTTCTGCTGGTGTTAACTTCGTGAACTTGCTCGAAGTAAACAACTCCTAATCCTAGTAATCACCAATCAAAGGGGGAGGGTGACTTTGCCCTCCCCTTTTTTAATTTAATAGCATGGACTGTTTCAAAGACCTTATACAAGTCAGGGACCTCTGTAACGTCCCAGCACCAAAAAGCTCTATTTACATCGATGATGTCGGGGTTAGCCTGATGGATATCGAGAGCTTTATCACAAGCCAATACAGCACAGCTGAAGAATATTTTAACGCAAGGGTTGACCATGCCGTGCGTGAAATGTCTCAAAACATTTACAACTACTTCCAAGGAAACTACAACGCTGCGAGCCTAGTCGATTCGCATCGTTTGGGTATATATAATGGCTCAACTGTTCTTAAGCCGGGAGCTAATTACCGAGGCATACAGATGAGCTTCAACCAATCCGATACGTTCTTCAAGGTATCGGTCGGTGAGATATCGCTTCAGATAGACCAGACCACCACGGTGACCGTAGAAGTATGGGACTTAAGGCAGAACCTTTTGCTTGATTCGATTGATATCGATACTATAGCAGGACAGATCAGCACCGTGTATCTTCATAAGACTTACTATAGCTCCAAGCAACCCATGAATATCTTCATCGGTTATGACAGCACTGGCTTGGATGCTTATAATACCCAGATTAAATCAGGGCTTTGCTGCGGTAAGATTAGCTGCTCAAATACTTACCTATCTGCTTACGGCGTTGAGGTAAACGGTCCTTTCTATGATGCCAATACCACTGGCTTAAACCATACCGCTGGCCTGTCCGTGGTTTATGACATCGCCTGCGACCACATGGGTTGGATTTGTTCCCATGCGGATAGCTTGGCTTTGCCACTAGCCTATAAGACCGCTGAGATCCTAGTGGCCGATGCCGCCTATAACACATCAGGCGAGCGTGCTACCAACCATCATACGGTCAATATTGATCAGCTTAAGGAGCGTCATGCGTTCTATGTTACCAAGTACAAAGAGATTATGAGCAACTGGCTTGGAAACATGCAGCTTCCTGTTAACCGATGCTTCCAATGTAATACACCAATAAGGCATAAGATATCCCTGCCATGACCATAGATGAGTTCAACTTGAAGCTAAAACAGGCATTGGCTGAAATTCAGTCTAGTGATATACCGCTTCGGTTGGCTGCTTATGGCTCGGTTGCTGAAGTCTCTTTAAGGATATTCACTCAAGGTGGTAACGCCAACGGCGGTGCGATAGGTCAGTATAACTCATTCGACCCAATCTATATTAACCCAAAAAAGGCTTTTGGAGGCTCAAAGCTTGGAACGCCTAGGGGCAAGAACGGAGATACCCAATTTAAGAACGGCAAGCCTCACGCCACGGTCTATTTGGATTCTTACAAGGATTACAAAGCCATCCTAGGAAAGCCTTCAGGCGGCGGCTTTGTTAACCTAGAACTGAGCGGAGACCTAAAATCTGACTTTGAAAACGGCAACGTGCCAACACCTACCCAGTTAGGACCGCATGAGTATGCCGTTCAATTAAAAAGGAATATCAATATCGATAAGGTCGCAGGCCTTGAGTCGCGCTATGGTAAGATATTCGCCCTGACAAATCAGGAAGTAGAAAACTTCATTGAGGATATTAAATTTGAATTCGCTAAAATATTCGGTAGCACCAAATGATAACAACCCTATTCTGCGATATCGCCGACAAACTCAAGCTGACCGGTTACTTTCAGACCGTATACGAATACTCTGAAATCATCCAACGTGCCGATGGAACGCTTCGCCCCATGTATTACAAAGGTCAGAAGGCAGGCTATGTCGATGTCCAGAACTTCGATAAGAACGGTTCAGCATACATCCGCAAGCGAGGTAACGTATCAATCCAAGTCGATCGCACCGCCACGCGCCTGACCTCCTGCGTTGATACATCTCGCATGGTGCTGGCTACCTTTCCGCTACGATTAGTTGTGGCTGTTCCTAAGTCGCAGCTAGAGGATTCGGCACTAGTCGATGACATCTTAGCGGCCGACCTCATCGGGGTGCTTCAGTCCGATATGCAGTCAACAGCCGTGGCGATGGATGCCAAGGAAATAACTTGCACCGTTACAGGCTATGACACCGATTCCGTAACGATTTGGGCTGCTGAGAATAAGGGCATCGTGTTCGATGAAACGAAAATTTATCGGTTCAGTTACCTAGCTATCGATTTTATTTGTGAAATTAGAGGGCATGTGGAGTGCCTCCAAAACTGTCTGAAAAATGAATATTGATTGCTGTAAATCTTATGTGGGCAAACAGATAATAGGACTGGCTCCTGGTGGTGAACCTGCTTTATGCCTTTATTCAACTGGTCAACAAGTGGATTCAAATTGTACGGGTTTCAATAGTGCTTTTGGTGATTGGACTTGGGGTGGTTTTGTTAATGACCCAAATGGATATGCAAATTCAGTAGGTGCTTATTATGTTGTTGATGGTTATGGAAGTTGCTTTCCATTCTATACTGATATAGAAAGTTCAATTCAATTTTATTACATAGGTACAACACCCCCACCTAATTTTGTTGTTAATAGTCCTGGTGGTGATTATGATGTGGCTTGGAATTTAAATTTAGCTTGTTCATTTGGTTGTATTCAAACTCCTTCAACACGGTATTTTAATTCGCCATATGGTTGGATAAACATACCTACATTATTGATATTTGATTGTAATCCTATATTGTATGGAGTTCCTTTGGATTGGTCAAATCCAGTTGATGTTCAAAACACTTTAAATGGTGTAATCGGAACTTATCAAACTGGTGCAAGCTGTCAAGTCATTGATGATGGAGGTGGATTCTATACAATAAGATTCAACGATGTTTATTACAATCCAGCATATTTAACAAATGGAATAAGTTTATGGTATGATTTAACTGGTTCACCTACAGCGGAAAATATAAGTTTATCACCTTGCTAAAACTATGACAACTAAGGGAATCACTAACGACACAAACTGGCTGAAATCAATAGTAACATGGGCGTTGCTTGGAATAGCCGCATATCAATTCAGCTCCTTGACAGGAAAGGTAGATAAGGTGCATGAGCTTGTAATAAAGCACGATGCAAAAATTGACCAACACAAAGAGGAAATCGATAGAATGCGTACACAACTATCTCAACGCAATGGCGCATGGAACTCTGGCTCACAAGGCAAATGAACGGTCAGTATATGCTGACCAAATACAAGCCAATCATTTGCGAGGTGGAAGGCAAAGGATATAAGGATGTTTACGTCCCACACGGAGACCCCATAGGCATCAGAAATTTTTGCGATACTATTCTAAAAGTTGTAAATTTAGAGGGGCATTTAAACCGCCTCGAATCAATAGAAGTGTACTTAACTGGTAACATCGTATTAAAATGAAAAATTGGTGGGAATCAAAAACCTATTGGGCCGCTATCGGCCTCATCGCCCTTGGTCTGATGCACTATTGGAAAACCTCAGACATCGTTAAAGCGACCGAACTGATCCTTACTGCCATCGGCATCATCGGAATCCGTTCAGGTTACAAGAAAATCAATTGATTGTTTTTATTGAATTGGTTAGACCGCCGCGCTCGTAACTGGGCGCGGCATTCTTATGAAACAGCATTTCACTAACATAGTCGTTCTGATCGGCATACTGGCTGCGGTGGGGATTTACATAGACCTGAGACGCAGTGGGGTGCTGCAATTCAACAGCACTCACGTTAGCTCTGATACGGTCATAGTCAACCTACCGCCTCAGACTATAAATCTTCCACCCGGCCAGCCCATCAACATAGTCAATCAGCCTATGCCTGCCAAGGTCGATACAGGAGACATTCTAAGGGCTTTCTTTAGCGAGGTGACATATCTGGACTCGGTCGATACAGATACGCTTAAAATCCTTCTGAAAGAGGTAATAAGCCAAAACAAGATAGTATCACGCGAGCTTACTCATAGGCTAAAGATTCCAATCCAAACCATCACCAACGTTCACTCAAGGCCGTCAATGGTCATGATCGGAGGCATGGTGCAAAGCTCCGACCGCATGAACCTAGTTGGCTCGGTCGGCTACCTTACCAGGCGCGACCTGTTCATATACGGATCATTCGACCCTTATAACCGGGCATGGGGAGTAGGTGCGATGGTGCCTATACGATTGCGAGCAAATTCTTTTTTACCTCGGTCCAATAGGTAGAATTCTCTGCATCGAAAATTATCTTGTTATCAAGCTCATCCAACGCCTCGCGTTGGGCCTGTCTGGCAAGCTTGCTATATATTTCAAACCAATGTTGGAAGTATATTTCCTGGGCTTTTTGCTTTGGGTCGGTCATCGTATGTGAAGTATCTGGTTTCGGTTTTTGAGCGGACTGACGTAGCTCACATGAACCCATGCAGGCTCCTTGCTATTCCCATACTCCCAAATCAGTTGGTCAAAGTCTACGTTATCCTTCAGCCAATCAAAAATCATCTTATTGGTAATACCGTTATTGAAAATATCCGCATCGATGTCAATGGCCTGACCCTTCATGTGCTGACTGGTAGCCGATCCCTTAACCGCCTCGTTCAGCTCACGACAACGGTAAAAAGAACTGATGCCAATAGGCTTACCCCACCACAATCGTAACGGCTCAAAGCAATGCAACGCCACCTGGCGCATCGCATCAAGCTCCTTCGCCTTGGGTTTGTTTGTAATCCCCAACCGTAAGGCCGTCTGACTCTTGGTCGCTTCCGCCCACGTTATGTGCTGGCTGATGTTGTTCATCCACTTCGAATTGAATGTAAATCCTTGAGGCCATCTCATCCAATCGGTTCGCCAAAGCCCTGGCATAACCGGTCAGCCTCATCTTCTGCGATAAAGTAACCTCATCGGTCTGAGCCAACCTAATGACCTCGCGCCGATGATGGCTTAAAAAATTATGATAGTCAATTGAGTTCATCGATGTTTATATCCCATTCATCAAGCATCATGTTAACCTGATGCACCGTATCTTCTACGCCGTTAATATACTCTTGCGAATCACGCTCGGTTATCTTCATGCGACTGAGCAAATCGGTTCTGATGTTCCAAAGAGTGATTGCCATATCCCTAGCCTTGGTGCATCTGAAATGCTCCTTACGGTCATCAGGATCCTCTAGGTTAAACTCTAATATCGCCTTTCCCATGTGCCGAATTTAACCAATTCCATGTGCATTCCAACCCCTCATAAATATTTATTTGTGAAGTCCAGCCAAGCTGATTGATTCGCCTCACATCAAGTAGCTTCGCCAAGGTTCCTTCAGCTACGGTCTTATCAAAGGTCACCGAACCGCTCCAACCGCTGACATCGATCAAAGCATCAACCAGGTCGCTGATTGTCATATCACGGCCAGTGCCTACGTTGATGTGCAAATCATCGGAATAATTGCACATCAGAAAGTACAAGGCATCGGCCAAGTCCTCAACGTGCATGAACTCACGGCGAGCGTTACCGCTACCCCATACATGCAGATCCTTGCTGGCCTTAAGCTTCATCATGAGGGCAGGTATCACATGGGCTGTCTCAACGTTAAAGTTATCATGCGGTCCGTAAAGGTTACACGGCATGGCACTGATGAAGTCGCATCCATACTGTCTGCGATAGCTTTCAACCATCTTAATGCCTGCAATCTTAGCCACGGCATAAGGCTCATTGGTCTGCTCTAAATAGCCACCCAACAAGTATTCTTCCCTGATTGGTTGCGGGCAAACGCGCGGATAGATACAACTCGAACCTAAAAACAGAAGCTTAGTCACCCCATAGCTAAAAGCACCATGGATGACGTTAGCCTCCATCATAAGGTTGTCATAGATAAAATCAGCCCGATACTGGTTGTTAGCTTTGATGCCTCCAACCATCGCGGCGCAATGGAAAACATATTCAGGCTTGACCGCATCGTACCAATCGTTCACCGCTTGCTGATTACGCAAGTCAAACCGAACCGATGGCAACAACAGGTTATAATAGCCCTCGCTCTGGAGCTTATCCATCAAAGCCCTACCGACCATGCCGGTATGCCCTGTGACCCATATGCGAGCGTCCCTACGCATTCATCATATCGTTAATAAGGTCATCCAACGTAAACTCATGCGCCCATCCTAACTTCTCATAAGCCTTGATAGGGTCGCCTTGCAGATACTCGACCTCATTAGGGCGGTGGTACCGATCATCCACCCGAACGAGGATCCTGCCACTGTTGTCCATCCCAACCTCATAAAGTCCTGTGCCAGTCCAGTGTATCTTGACACCCAACTTTGCAAAGACCTTCGTGGTAAATTCGCGGACCGTGCATACTTGTCCAGTGGCGAGAATCCAATCTTCGGCGGTAGGGTATTGCATCATCAGCCACATACCCTTAACGTAATCCTTCGCATGGCCCCAATCCCTTACGGCATTAAGGTTGCCAAGCTTCAATATGTTTTGCTTTCCTTGATATATCGCCTTGGCAGCATCGACTATCTTACGCGTCACAAACGTCTCACCCCTTAACGGCGATTCATGGTTGAACAAAATACCATTGACGCAGTGCATACCATAAGCCTGGCGATAAGTGACCATAAGGTGATGCGCCATCACTTTAGCGCACGCATAAGGTGAGCAGGGCATGAACGGCGTATCAAGGTTCTGCGGTGCCGGGGCATTACCGAACATCTCAGATGTGCCTGCCTGGTATATCTTACAATCCAAGCCAAGCAAACGGACAGCCTCAAGGATGCCGAGAATCGCGGTACCGTCCGCATTGACCGTGTATAGTGGCATCTCAAAGCTGACCGCCACATGGCTCTGAGCCGCCAGGTTATAAATCTCATCTGGCCTGATATGGTTAATCAGATGGTGCATGTTGACCGCATCGGTGACATCGCCGTAATGGAGCTTGAACCTAGGATGGTCGTAGAACCTGTCAACGCGCTGGGTGTTCAGGCTTGAACTCCTACGCTTGATGCCATGAACCTCGTAACCCTTACTTAGCAGAAGCTCGGTAAGATATGCGCCGTCCTGACCGGTGATACCTGTTATTAACGCTTTTGCCCCCACTCAATCCAGCTTTCCTTCCAATTAAAATGAACTCCGATGGCGGTAATGGCACCCATCAAAGTGCCGAACTTCCACCAACGGTTCTGCCTCTTTAGCTTATCTTGGTTGCGCTGATTCTCCATGGCCATCATCATATTGGATGTGGTCAGGCTATCATTGAACAAGCTCAAAGCCGTGATCTGCTTTCTCAGTTCAGCCTTCGCAGCCTGCTCCTTGGCAAGGTCAACGTAAATCAAAGACAGTTCAGCCTTGGCTTTTTTAAGCTCAATCCTGTCCAGGTCGCACTGCTCAAGGTCGGCAACCATCAGCTCGAACAGATATTGAGGCGTGTAGATTAGGCTGTCAGTCTGCGTAGCGTGTTGAGAGTAACTCAATGTACTGCTCAGAAGCATCATGGTTAATATTGTCTTTTTCAGCATTGCGGTAAATGATTAATGGTTTTGAATTTGTGAATTTAGTTTCGTTCTGTGATACTATCAAAGAAGCGTTTTGGTTCAATAGATAGTTGTAGTCATCATTGACACTGGTTAGCTTATCCTCCAAAAACTTGACCTTGTCGGTCAGCTCCTTGGTTTTCACTTCTGCCTCATCGGCGATGTCATTTGACACCTTCAGCCTTGTGCCTAGGAATATCAATCCCAATAACAGCACTGCCGTTGAAATCTTGTAGATCATGTTTAATGGTTTAATGGGTGGTTACAATATATTTTCGCTTTCATTCTTTCTTTTTCGATGTAGTCAAAATATCGCATTAGCCTTACGCCAATCCCTAATAACTTTCCTAATAAGCTTTTCTTCGCCATGGGTGAACTGATTAAATTCTACTTTGTGCATGAAGGTATCGTGGTCGATACCGGTGGAAGCCAACAGTAACTTGATGTTAAGACCTATCTCGAAGCTATCGATTATCAGATCCTGAATTCTGGGGTCCTCGTATGATTTCAATTAATTCAGATTTTTTACACCGTAATACCTTGGCCAGCTTGGTCAGGTGATCCTTATTGAATACCGATGGGTCTTTCAAGCCTGCATAATATATGTTACGATGGATGCCCATCGCATTGATTATATACTCGTTCTTGAGACCGGTACCCTTGATATACTCTTTCAATTGCATGGCGCAAATATATAAAAACATACAACGAAAACAACTAGCCCAAAAAATAATTAATTTGGTTTACAGCAAGTTAGAAAAATAATGGGGTTATTTTGTTGGAACTATACAATTTTGTATATCTTTGGCCTATCAAAACAACAGCAAACATGAAAACAACCCTACTTGCATTCGCCGCCACGTTCATCGCAATGGCCGCAGCCGATCAGGAAAACTACCTGGCCGCACTCATCATGATTCCAGTAAGTGTTTATTTATTCCTAAAATCCTTAAAAGAAAATGGACATTGAAGAATTCAACAAACGAATCACACAAGGGCTGCCAATCCGTATGGACCAAACCGATACCATCAGAGGCGGCATCAACCTATCAATGCTGGACCGCCTTCGCCATTACTGGGCGCAACACGGACTACCGACCGCAGAACAAATAGACCAACACAATAAAAACGTAAAGATTCAACATGGACATTAACCGCTACATCTACCACCCAACCAATGGCACATCGGTCGACCTCTATGTGGAGTTCGATGCCAACATGGACATCATATATTACAAGGTGATGACCATATGGGATGAGACCGGTGATAAGGAACTCGACAAGTCCACCTATGACCTTTCATGGATAACCTTTGAACTTCTAAACGCCGACTCATACTCGGCATAATACCAACCAAACATGACAGCAACAGAACTAATCAACCAACTCGACCTGAGCGGTCGCAAAATGCTCGAACCAATCGCCAAACTCTACCGCGACAAAGTCATCAACGATCAACAGTTCACAGAGCTGGTAGACCACATCAGCAAGGTCAACCTATCAGCCTACAAGCATGGCTATTGGAAAGCCATCCAGCTGACCAAAGGCGATGAGATGGTACTAAACATCCTGGGAGATGGAAGAACCAAAGGCGAATAGCACCTGGCGCAATACCTTCACAGGTGAGCGCGTGCGGATCATCAGAGTAGCGGCAGGCATAGTCTACTACCATAAAACCGAATCAATTCTTATATCATTCAATAAACCATTACCAACCTTCTTAAACTCTTACAGCAAATGTCAGACAAACTAACGCACTGGAAACAGCTAAAGAATCCAGACTACATCGGAGCCTACGCGCTCCAACCAGGTGAGGAAATCATCCTTACAATCAAATCATGCGGCCTAGAACAAGTGGTCGGAACCGATGGCAAAAAACAGGACTGCCTGGTAGTTCACTTCATGGAACCGGTCAAGCCGATGATCCTGAACAACACCAACGCCAAGACCATCTCCAAGGTGCATCAGACACCTTATATGGAGCAGTGGACCGGCAAGAAAATCCAAATCTATGCTCGCCGCGTCCGTGCATTCGGTGAGGATGTGGATGCCTTACGCGTCCGTGATTTTGTTCCCAAATTGGTAACTATTGACCCAACCAAGGCCATAGCTACCATCAACGCAGCCACCACCTTGGATGAACTTAAGAAAGCCTATACCTCACTGACCAAGGAGGAACAAGGTCACCCCGATGTCATCAAGGCAAAGGATGCAAAGAAGGGAGGTGTAGCATGAATATAATGGATGCAATAGCAGTACTATATTCCTTTGAACAAGGATGCTTTCACCTGGAAACCATGAAAGAATACATTCAATCTAATCTTAAGGCTACCATGAATAAAAAAGATCATCAATACCGACTGATTGCAATAGCTGAAGATTGGAAGGAAGGAAGCACCATATGTAATCATTTTAGGACACTTAAAGATTTTAGAAAGGAGGAAAACCAATGATCATACACAACTGCGACCAAGGGAGCCACGAATGGCACCAGATCCGTATCGGCAAGATTACAGGAACGCGCCTAAAGAAGATGCTCGCAAAAGACAACCTATCCCTACTGGATGAACTAATCGCCGAAGAGGAAACAGGCCTGACCGATGATGATGACTTCGTATCGGAAGAGATGCAACGAGGCATCGACCTTGAACCGCTCGCCATCCAAGAGTATTCCAACATCACCGGCCATGAGGTAGACCACCCATGCCTAATCCAGTCAAGCGAATGGCCCATACTTATGATGTCACCAGACGGCTACATCGGAACCAACGGAGCGGTAGAAATCAAATGCCCAAAGACCAAGAACCACATCAAGTACATCCGTCAAGGCAAGATTCCAAACGAATATAAGGAGCAGATCTGGGCTTACTTCATGGTCAACCCCGAACTGCAATGGCTCGACTTTGTAAGTTACGACCCTCGCCTCACAAAGAAGCCCATCTGGATTCTACACATCACGCGCGAACAAGTGCAAGAGGATGTCTCTGATGCACTATGGCAGCTCGGTTCATTCCTAACCAAACTAGACAACTACCGCAATGAAATCTTCTTTTAAGACCGCATACAAAGGCTTCTATTGGAAGCGTAGACACGAAGCTGAACGCAAGCGCATCGCCCAATCAGGGCGGTGCCTATGCGGTGCCAAGCTAGACCAATTCAACCAAATCATTGACCGAGGCTATCAGTACGGCTTCGAATGCGACCAATGCCGATGAAACGAACCAACCACCGCTGGACCCTTAAAGAGCTGCGATACATCAAGGCCAATGGCATGAAAACCGATCGCGAGCTGGCCATCATACTTGGACTAACAGCCCAGAAAGTTAAAGCCTGTCGCAAACGCCACGGCTATAAGAAACAGTCTGAATTCATGCAATCGGTACTATCCAACATCACCGCCTACGGTGGAGGCAGGCCGATTAAATCACTACGCCATCAGCAATCTGAAACTGATTGACCGTGAAGTTTCCATCCTCATGCAGATCCACAGTCGCGCCGCCTTGGGTCCATTGGTTCAGCACTCCTGTATAACGAGGCTTCAAATACGCGAGGCAACCGATGGCCCAGGCACTGTGGACCTCATCAGCAAGGTTCCTTGAACTGTCCTGCTGGTTCTTGTGCCAATGGCCAAACATCACGTTCACACCCACCCTCATCCTAACCTGCCTGGCAATGTTCACCGTGCCACTTTTCAACCCTAGCTCATGACCGTGAGCCAACCAAAGCTTTCCGAACTTAGCCACCTTATGCTCAGGAATATGGACTATGTCATGGTCGGCCAAACCCAATTGAGTCGGTATATCCATCCCGAACAGCTTAACCAGCTCCGGTGCCTTCGAACTGACATAGCTCTCTAGCCTCTTTTCATGGTTGCCATCCTTCCAATAAATCTTAACGTCAGGAAATAGCTTGCGTAAACTACGCACAAACTGCCGACCAACCTCAATCTCATCCTTCAGATACCTTCCGTCTGGCATCTTTTCAAACCGCGACACATCCTCCAAATCCATGATGTCGCCGTTAAGGTAAATACCATCAACCTGACGCTTTTTAAACTCAGCAAAGCAGGCCTGAACGGCAAACTTATCATGATACGGCAGATGTATGTCATTACATACACCCAACCTCTTGACCCCATCAATCACAATCGCCTCATTTATTTCAG